GTGTAGAGGTTGGGCAGGATGTTGATGGCCTGCGTCATCTCGGCCAGCGAATAGCCGCCAGAGTCAAAGGGATTGCGAACGAGGGTCATGGGGTGCTCCGGAGGAAATGGGGGATCAGGCGCCGTCGCGGGCGATGATGCCCACGGCGGCAAGTTGGCCGATCTTGGTGATGATCTTCGCGCTGTCATCGACGGTCGCGTCGTAGGCGAGGCCCGCACGCGACACGATCGAGGGGCCGCGAGTCACAACGATGCCGGTGGCATCGGCAAGCGTGGCGTCGACGGCATAGAGCAAGACGGCCGTGGCGGTTTGCGCACCGTCTGCGCCACCACTGGTCGCCAGCTTGTACTTGCCACTGGCGGTGATTTTGCCGAGCACCGAGCCAACCGGATACGGCATGCCGATCAATAGGGTGATGACTTCGCGGGTGTAGTTCGGGTTGACCTCATATTTGAGGACATCGCCCATGCTGGGCGGTTCCGTCAGGACGGGCATTGGTCAGTCTCCATGTGTTAGGGGTTTGGGCGCTGGCTCAGCGCTTTGCGTCGGTCGCGGCCTTCTTGGCGGCGGCGATGATCGGGCTGTCTTTTGTGGCCGCTGCGGCCGGGGCGGTTGCGATAATCGCAGCTGCATCACTGCGGGCGGCCAGGTCGGCGAGGACGCGGGCGCGCAGGGCTTCGGGTTTGAGGCCCTTTGTGACGGCATCAGCCGCATCGATGGTCACGCCTAGCCGGGCAGCCTGCGCGCAGACCTGCGCCACTTCTGCCGCTTCGGCGCGCACGGCGTCTGCGATCATGCTTGTGTCGGGCGTTGACATCGCGGCTGCAGCAGACGGAGACGACGTGTTCGGTGCGACCGGTGCTGCGGAAGAATTGGCATCGTCATTCGGTGACGGGTTTGGCATGTCGGTGGGCTCGGTGGTCATCTGTGGACCCTTTCTGCTGAGGGAGGTTGTGCCGCGGGGTGCGGCGGCGAAGGCGTGGAAAGCGGTGACGGGATCGGCCAGTTCGTCAGCCAGACCTGCCGCGATGGCATCGGCACCGCGGAATACGGCCGCTTCGGTAGCCAGCGCGGCTGCATGGGTCAGCCGACCCCCGCGCCCCGCAGCAACGGTTTCTGCGAAAAGGAAGCGGACCACCTCCAGCTCGCTCTGCATCTGGTTGTGCACGGCCTCGGGCAGCGGCTGATATAGGTTGGCGTCGATTTTGTGTGCGCCCGCATGGATCAGCGTGACGGCGATGCCCTTCTGGTCCAGCGCCCCACTCATGTCTGTGTGCAGCGCCACCACACCGATGCTGCCCACCGCTCCGGTACGGGGCAGGATGATCCGGTCGGCCTGGCTGGCAAGAACATACCCAGCGGATAGCGCGTGTTCCGCCACAAAGGCATGCACCGGCTTCTGCGCCCGGGCGGCGCGGATGCGATCCGCCAGATCGAAGGCCCCCGCGACCTCACCGCCGAAGCTGTCTATGTCCAAGGCAATGCCGCGCACGCCCGGATCCGATACGGCGGCCTGCAGCTGAGATGCGATGCCTTCATAGGACGTAAGGCCCGAGGATTGCCCGATCCACGCCCCGCGATGCACCAGCGTTCCCGCGATTTCGATCACGGCAATGCCGTCGATCACTGCGTAGGGCTGGTTGCCGTTGCGCTGATGGCGCTGGGCAAGATCATCACCGAACAGCGATGGCCGGGCAGTAAGGGGAGCGTGTTTGACCTGCTCAGAGGGCAGATCGACACCTTGAAAGGTGATTTCTTGCCCGGTGATGCGCGGCCCCAGCCCGGACAGGAAGGCCAGCGCCTTGGCCGGGTCGACCATCAAGGGCGTGTTGAAGGCCCGCTGGGCGATTTGTGCGTGGTGCATCATGCGCCCTCCTTAGGCTCGGGGTTCTCGTCGGCGGTGTCGTCGTCCTCGTCGTCCTTGGCGCTGTCTTGATCCGCGTCTTTCGCCGTGCCTTCACCCGGCCCCTGCGCCGGGGATCCCGGCCGCCGGAAGTCCAGGCCCAGCGCCGCCTCGCGTTTGCGTTCAGCGGCGATCTCCCGATCCACCTGCTCGGCGTCGTAGCCGCGCTCCGCCAGCGCTTGGGTGCGCGATTTCAGCCCGGCTTCGATCTGCAGGATCTCGGCCGAGGCGTCCTTCATCGGGTCGATCCAGTCCCACTTCGTCGGGGGCCAGGCGCAGGCCTGATATTGTCGCCGCTGGCTATCGTAGCCGGGCAGGTCCAGCGCACCGGACAACACGGCAGTGTCCATCCAGCGCACCCAGACGGCGCGGCAGAGCTGATAGACCAGCACGCCATGTTGCCAGGCCGAGATGCGGCGGCGGAACTCGATCAGCGAGATGCGCGTGTTCGAGAAGTTACCCTTCGCCGTGTCGCCGGTCAGATAGCCATAGGGCACGCCCAGCGCCGCCGCGATCTGCAGCAAGGTCCGGTACTGAAACAGCTCATAGGTGCCGCCGGAGTCTGGCGTCGCAGGCGTTGACACATCCTCGCCGGGGTCAAGCCGCACCACTTGGCCGGGTTCGACCTCCAGATCCTCCTCTGTCGGTTCCAGCGGGGTTTCTGGCGCGGGCGAGGTGATGAACATCGCGAACATCGCCGCGATCTTCTTCCGCTCCAACTCGGCATCATCATAGAGGTCCAGAGTGAACAGTTTCACGATGGCGGCGGCGAACCGCGACACGCCGCGCAGCTGGCCAGCCTCGACCGGGTCGAGGACGTGGATCACATCTGCCGCCGGGACGCGGACGGTTTCGCCGGATAGCCCCGGATCGGTCAGATCGCCCGGGTGGCGGCGCAGGAAGTGATAAGCGACGCGGCGACCGATGCCGTCAAACTCGATGCCCTGACGGATCAGACCGGCACCGTGCAGGGTGCGGTTCATATCCAAGGGCAGCATTTCTGCGGGCAGCATCTGCAGTTGCAGCGGCACCGTCAGACCGTCTTCCGCGCGACGTGGCCGGATACGGAGGAACACTTCGCCAGAAAGGAACACCTCGCGCGCGGCCCGGCGCTGCAGCCCGTAGAAATCGGTCAGACCTTCGGCATCGGCATCGTCGGTCCAGGCGAGCCACAGCACCTGTAACTCTTCTTTTTTGGCGGCATCCGCGATGGTCGAAGAGGGCTTGATGCCGTCGCCAACGACATTGCTGGCGAAGCTTTCCACCGCGTTTGCCGCATAGCCATTGTTGCGCACCAGCCAGCGTGCCCGGGCGGTGATCGTATCGCCCGAGGCCGCGATCAGCGTGTTCACATGAGCGCGGGATGCACGAAACCCGCGCAGGCGGCGATGGGCCTGCGCCGCGTCAAACCCGCCGATGATCGACCCCAGCCGCTGGCGGAACGCCTCGAATGCCATGGATTACAAACCCTTCGAGGCCACGGTGCCCCAGCGCCGACGGCGCGGCGCGCCGGAGGTGGCGGTGGCAATGCGGGTTTCCAGATCGCTGATGGCGTTCGCCAGTTCCGCGTCCGAACCATAATTGATGCTCTTGCCGTCGTAGCTGACCGATCGGACACCCGCGTAGCGAGCCTCCTGCAGCGCGGCCAATAGCGCGCGCATCCGTTCCAGATCCATCTCAGTCCCTCATGAAGTTCGGTGTGAAAGCCCGGCGTTTCCGCCGTGGCGTTGTCGGTGTTCCGGCCTTGGGCGCGGCGGGTGCTGTCGGTTCTGCAGGGGCCGCAATCTGCGCTGCCGGTCGCGTCTCAACCCCGGCCTGCGCCTCCAGCCGCCGCCATGTGGCCTCGTCCCAGCGATCTGCGCCCAAGATCCAGGCCGCCGCCCTTGCATAGACCCGGGTATCCAGCGCCTCGTTGCGTTCGCGCATCTTCTGCCATTCGGGGTGGGCATAGCCGCGCTTGTTGCGCACCGTGACCAGCTGTTCGGCCACCAGCTGCTTCAGCCATTCGGTGTCGATCCAGTCGGGCAAGTGCACGGTGCCAGGGGCGTCCAGCATGCCCAGCGCCCGGTCTTCGTCCGAGGGGCGTTCCAGCCGCAAGAAGCGATAGGTTTCGGTTTTGAACGTCGCTGTAGCCACCGACCAGAGCCGCGCGCCCCGGCGCAGACGCTTGCCACCGATGGTCGCGTCGACAAAGGTCGGGCCCGACACCGGCGTGGCGCGGTTGAAGCCTTCCAAACCCTTGATCGGCGCGACCTGGTCAAAGCCCTGTTTCCGCGCCCAAGCGTAAACCGCCGGGGCCTCATAACCGGTGTCGATGGCCAGCTTGCCGATCAGCATCACCGCGCCATTGCCACAAGCCCAAGTCCGACTGAGGAGCGCGGTGAGTTTGTCCCAGCAGGCCGGATCGTCCGGGCCACCCGCAATGACGATGTGATCGACGAGCCAGCTTTCCAGACCCCGGCCCCAGGCCCAGACATCGACCTCGATGCGGTCTTTCTGCACGTCGACGCCAGCGGTCAGGAACAACCCGCCGATAGGGATTTGCACGCCAGCGTAACTTTCGCGCCGTTCAGCCAGCCGTTGCCATTCCGGTGCGTCGCCGCTCTCGACCCATGTCTCACCCAGCAGGGTGTTGCGCGCCACACGCAGCATTTCCTCCGAGCCTTGGGCCGCCAGCCACTCGCGCGCTATCTGCTGCCAGCTTTTCCAGCCCAGCGGCGAATAGAGCGCCGATAGGTGAAAGCCGATGGAGTGTGGATCGGCGGATACAGCCGTCGCCCGCCATTCGCCCCGCTCCAGCATCTGGTTCTTGTGATGCTCGGCAATGGGTTTCTCGCAGACTTCGCAATGATAGGCCGCGGTATCTGGACGTCCCTTATCCCAGCGCAGTCTCTCAAACTGCAGCCATTGCATCGCCCCGCAGCGTGGACAGGGCACAAAGTAACGCCGCTGGTCGCTGGCCTCATATTCGCGTTCAATCCGTGACAGGCCCCGGATCGTCGGCGTCGAGACCATGAAAACCTTGCGCCGGTGCGAAAAGGTGGTGGTCCGCGCTTCAGCCAGGGTGACCGGATCACCTTCCTCGTCAGCTGAGGCCGGATAGGCATCGACCTCGTCGAGGAAGATATACCGCGCGGGCATCGAGCGCAGACCGGTTGCCGAGTTCGCCCCGGTCAGCACGAGGATGCCGCCCGGAAACTCCTTGGACAGCATCGAGTTGCCCGCATCGCGCGACCGGGCTGGGTTCACCCGTTCCTTCAGCGCCGGACTGTCCTCGATCAGCGGGTCGATCCGCCCGCGCGAGGTGCGCTTGGCCATCTCCACCGTCGGCAGCACCGCCAGCATCGGCCCGGGCGCGTGATGGATGACGAAGCCGATCCAGTTGTTGCCCGCCTCGGTCGCGCCGACCTGCGCTGCTTTCATGAAGCTGACGCGCTGCGCCGGGTGGCGGGGTGACAGCGCATCCATGATTTCGCGCAGATACGGTGTGCGCGCGGTGCGGTATTGTCCGGGTTCGGCGCTGGCTCGCGACGACAGTTTGCGGTGCTGATCTGCCCATTCCGACACCGTCAGGTCCGGATCGGGTCGCATCCCGCGACGCCAGGCCCGCAGCATGTCCTCGGCTCCGTCAAACCCGAGGTCGAGGTCCTCTGTCAGATCGTTGGTGGCTGTGTCGTCGTTATCCGAGGCTGACCCGGAGATCGGCGAGGGCTTCGAGTTGCGCTCTGACATGGGTTTCCAGCACCCTCTGCAGGATCGCGGCCTCGATGATCACTGGCTTGGCCGTTTGTTTTTCGACCTCCGTGGCCACTTCCGCAGCCATCAATGCAGCCACCCGGCTGGGCCACGTCACCCATGTGTCCCGTTCTTGCCGCGCCAGCCGGAATACCAGCGTTTCCGCCCTAGCGCGATCGACCAACGTGCCCTTCTTCTTCTGGATCGCGAGCTGACGTTCTTGCGCCTGATAGACCGTCAGCGCGGTGCGGGCCTTCAGATAGGACGAGCTATCGGCCGGGCCGGAAAACCCCGTATCGCCGCTGGTGCTACGCCGTTGCTGATCTGGGTCCGTCATCTCCGCCCGGCGCACATCAGACGCGGCGGCGTTGATCGAGCCATCGCCATACACCACCAGCCGACCAGACTTGCGGGCCTTCTGGATCGCACCGCGCGAAAGACCGGAATGGGCGGAATAGGTGCGCTCTGACATACCTTCCATGGTGATTGGTATAGCCTTAAGTGATTGTAAATAAACGAGCTAAATCGCCTAATTCAGTTGATTAGACTCACGCGTAGAGCGAATCTGGGTCCAGGAAAACGATGCAACTCAGCCAAGGAGCTTACCCCATGACCACCAAGACCGCCGCCCCCGCCAAAGGCCCAAGCGAAGCCCTGCTGCTGGAGATCGCAGCCAAGCATTTCCACAGCATCGAGACGCTGGAAACCCGGAACAGCGACCGCCTCGACTTCCACGATGTAGCGGTTTGGGCGATCCGCGCCGCCTTGACTGAGGCTTATGCCGCAGGTCTCGCCGCCGCGACCAAGCACTGAAGGAGGAAAGGAACATGACTATGGCCACTGCTACCATCCGTATCGACATCGACACGCTGCCCGACCATCTCGACCGCAGCCGCCTCAGCTTGGTGGCAGAGGTCATAGAGGCAGCTCTGCGCGAGGGCGGGATCAAGGCCGACTGCTCGGACCTCTTCTCGCACATCAAGATCGACCTGCCTACCGCGCAACTGGCCGCAACCTGCGCAATTCTGAACGAGCTGCAGCTGATCTGAGTATCCGAAGATAGATCATAAAGCTCTGATATAGATCAGAATTACCTACACTAAGGTCGGCGTCAGAGCGATTGTGATGACACGAAAACGAAGCAACTCACCCCCGGAGACCCCGCTATGATCACCCGCCGCGCCACCGCCTCGAACGACAAAGCCCTCGAAGCCTTCATAACCGCCAAGTTCCAGATCGACGCGATGCTGGAGCGGCTGAAGACCCTGAGCGACGATCATTTTGAAGCGCATCCCGACGAGATCAACTGGGGCGATGTCGGCACCCTGACCCACTACGCGGGACTGCTGCGCCAGATCACCGACAGCTCTTTTGGCGAGGGCGAACACGCCAAGTGACAGGGGTCAGCCCCGTACCAACCCCGCGATAGCGGGGCTTGGCCGCGTAGAAGGGCGGCATACCGCGCGCCCGCACACCGGAGCCCGCGATGACAAAACTCACCGAAACCCAATCCATCATTCTCAGCGCCGGTGCCCAGCGCGCCGACAACATCGCCCTGCCGCTGCCCAAAGGGCTGGCCGGTGCGGCGGCGAAAATGGTCGTTGGCAAAATGATCGAACGCGGCTGGCTGCAAGAGGTCGACGCCAACCTGAGCCGGGGCGAACCCCTCTGGCGCGAAACCGGCGACGGCCACGGCACCACGCTTGTGGTCACGGATGCGGGCCTTCTGGCAGTTGGGATCGAGCTGGTCGTGGTGAAGACAATGGCAGCCATTCGTGATTATGCGGCATTGGCGCCTGCGCCAAAGCAGCCTGGGCAGCGTGCAGGAACGAAACAGGCGATGCTGATTGCAATGCTGGAGCGCCCCGACGGCGCGGCGATTTCCGAGATCGTTACCGAGATAGGCTGGCAGGCTCATTATGCCGATGCCCGGATTATGCCGATGTAACTGTGTAAGTATCTGAATAACTGCAGTTTTGCCGCATCGGGTTCGGCATAATCCTCGGGGCTGCAGGCTGGTAACGTCTCCTCTTTCACG